CTAATAAGAAACCTTAATTTGTTCATGCAGTTTATTCTGCTCGCCGATCCACTAACCATCCATCAAGCTCAACTGTGCTTGATTAGATATGTTGTACCCCATCTGGGCACCTTTAGGACCTCCGAAAGCGGCACCAGCTGCCGCTGCGAAATACTTCAACGCTTTGGATTGAAACAGCTTATCAACCTTAGCAGCACCTCCCTCAACAAAATTACCAATACGCTCAAGTACTGAAGCGTTTCCCTCACGTACCATCAAATTGTTCTTAGGTGGAGCATCTGCATAAGAATACAGTACATCTCCATCATAAGGAACACATTCAAAGTGCATGTAAGAGTAACAATTAAGCGCAACCGTGCTAGCAGTAGCATCTGTTGTGTTAACCTCAATAACTTGCCAACCCGGGTTAACGAAAGTGTTAACCTGAGTAATGGTATCAGTATTCCTCCACTCGCGTGCATCATCACCCAAAGGCATAGGAATAACAAACAAATCCTCGTCACATAACCTACTCAAAGGTATTGTCATCATAGAATCTGCCATAGTAGTTCCAGCATTAATCGATGTGATAGATGAGCCAGCGCTGGGAGAAAACAACCTTATTGTCAAGGTGCCTGCAGTATTAAGCTTGCTTGTAGGTGCTTGCAACTTAATACCCCAACTCGTCAACCTCCACCTCCCCATGGTGGGATACGAGCTTAAAGCAGAGAGCGTACTATAAGTAAAGTTAGGCGCAAGGTAAGAACCCGCACCAACAAAACCAGTATAGCTTGGAAGGAAAAGAAAACCCCCAGTTCCAGAAGCAGACGTTGTAAATGTTGATTTCTCTCCACAAACATCAAAAGTTAATGATTTTGTGTATGAATTATCAGGCCATCTCGCTCCGTTTGCTTGAGGACAGAAGGGGTTGGAAACCCCACACGTCTGCATAGAGAATGCCATAACAGGCAAAGAACTTCTAACCACCACAGGCTTAGCAGTAGTTGGTTGTTTCTTGCCCGCATTCTTCTTCTTCTTCGCTCCTTGCTTCTTCGTCTTCGCCATTTCTCGCGTCTACTTTGTCCCTTAAGCGTTCGGAACAACGGCTGACCCCCCTACAGCCTCGGCGCCATCGCTAGGGTCATTGGAGGTTTCTTCACGATCCCCGTCGTAGTCAGCCATTGCTGCCTCAACATCCGCAATGATGCTGAGAGCAACGGCCTCCACTTCCGGCCAGTCAGGCCTGCACTTGTTAACGAAAACAAATGCATCGTAAAGTTCCTCCGACACTTTCCTGTTTCTAAAGAGTTGCAGGATTGATTTACAGATGGATTCAGGGTAGTGCGTATCCCTAAATATCAGATGGCTACAGAAATGCCACGGTGCTACTCCAACAGCGACATAGTTGTCTGTGATTTTGAAACCTAAAGAATCATAATTCAACTTGCTTCCCATGTACTTATTCAAGCAGTCATCTCCGTTTGACTTCGCCGGGACGTAGACATATCCAGAAGTCTCTGCTGTGGCGGCTATGGAGCATAGGGCTGAGCGCACGCGTGTTCCCTGGAAAGAAGTTTTAAACTTTCCGGAACGCATCCAGCACTCGTCCGTCTCCAAAACAACTCCATCTGAGCAAACCAAAATCGAGGGAGCTTTAGACAGCCAATTTTCCACATAAAGGAGTTTGGCCGTCACATCTTTCTCGAAAACAATTTCCTCGTCATGGAATTTTCCACAATGCATATACATCTCGATATCAAAGGCGACGTCATGGCAATCTTCCTTGAACGAGTACTCGTAACCCTGCACATCACTAACTTCGACTTCATTGCCTAAATACTTTTCAGCCTTTTGGCGGAATTCCCTAAGAGCTTCGATATCCTTTAACTGGATACCAATGCAGGAAGGGCCTTCCATCCATTGTTTTGAGGCCTTAGTAGCGCGGCGCAAAGTCGTTGCACGCTCTATGCAGCTGTCCTTAATCGACACTGAATTGATAATTCTAGTCGGTTTAGAACTGCTCGTAGACTCGTTCTTGCCAAAGACCCTGATAGGGTCTTGCAAACCCCGCTCCACAAGATCAAATGCATCTGCGTCTTTTGGGTTCCTCTCTAAGGCCTCCTCATAGAAGGCTAAGCGATTATAGATCCGCTGTTGAACAGCGGCTCTTAATTCGCTATCGCCTCCCGCGAGAAGCTCCTTATTGGTTCGGTACTCATAACACTCGTCCATCCCTGGACTCGACTGCAAATTGATAGAAGCTACAATCTCACTCCAAAGCTCGTCAGAAATCTCGCCATATTCGCTCATCCCGGTGCTAGGTTCTACTTCGCACACCTGTGAGCAATAATCTCTCCTAATCAGACTCCAAGTAGGCGCCAATTTGTAGGCGACCGCTTTTGAAGCCCGCTCAAGATAGAAATTCAGGCTGATTCGTTCTTGCTTTCCTCCGAGTGGGGGGTTTGCTCTGTACTTGAGGACTTTGACGATTCCTTCGGTACAACTTTCAAAGCCTTCACCGCTGCTAACACCTTCGCCTTGGAGAGACTTCCACTCGCTAGCTCTTGCGATAAGAGCTGCAAGATAGGGTGAGACTCGCTTGGGC